TGTAGATACTGGTGTTCCTCTATTAGCTAGACCAGACCCGGCTTTAACTGCCATAGCTGTGCTACTTGTAATATCTCCAATTATAGCTTTTATATCATAACCCCCATTAGGATTTCTGATGGTTTCAACTTTAGATGATTGTCCTGTTGTATTAACTATAGTAACCTGTGGAGGAGTAGAACCAAGAGACCTTGAACCTCCTGCTGGTAGAGTTGTATCCTGAGTTAAATCAGTAGGTAATGTTTTACTTGCTTCTTCTTTGGGTGCTGACAGTGCTTCATCAACTTTATTCCCCAAGTAACCAGAGTAGACTCCTGAAACACCTCCTAATGCTAATAATGAAACCCCTAATGCAATAGATTCTGGAGTACCTTTAATAATCATCTGTAGACCTGCTGTAACAAACATTGTACTAATAGCAGAGGTCATATCAGCAACCATTCTTGCTATAGTTATACTAAATGATTCTCCTTCATCATTGAATCCTCCAAGCGCTTCACCCATTTGTCTAAAAGCTTCTGTTGTTATAGATACAGTTGTTGATAATGCCTGTTCTTTTAATTGCTCCTGTAAATTATACAAATCACCAGATGCTTCTGTAACTTTTTTTATTGCTTGATATTGTTCATTATAGAAATCAACTGCTTGTTTCTTTAGTGCAGGAGTCATATATTTGACTATAGACATATTTAAAGCATCTGATTCAGGTGTAGAACCTTCCCCTCCTATAGCATTTTTAGCTTTATCTCGCATTTCATCTATTTTTTTCAGAGTCTCTAAATGAGTTTTTTGTAACTTCTGTAAATCAGTATATGTTTCTAAACTCTCCCTTATTGTTAGAAATTCATCTTTTATAGACTTAGCATCATTTAACTCTTGAAGTTGTTTTTGTAATCTGTATTCTTCTTCTAATTGGGCTTTTCTTTTTTCAAAATAACCACCAAATATCTGTTCCATTCTTTCTTGAGCAATACCATACTTAGTCATGGAATCTTCTATTAGATTGGATTTCTCAACTTCTAGTTGTAGCAGCTGTCTTTGGAGTTCTGCATCTTCTCCAGTCTGAGCCATCAATGCATTCTTTAAATCATACTCTCTTTGTAATTTTAAAAGATAGGCTTCTAATTGTTCAGCTTTAATTAAATCTGATGCAGAAGGGGTGGCAGAAGGAGTAACACTCTCAGGTTTATTTAATAATTTTAAGGACTCTAATGTTTTTATATATTCTCTTACAACATTAATCTTTCCTTCTAGTTCAGCTACTTTTTCTGTAGCAAATTTTTCAAATATACCTCCACTCCATTTTTCTTCATTCTCTCTAGCCTCTTCTAATTTTTCTGTAAGGTCTGTTAAGGTTCTATTATATCCTATTATTCCTCCTTCAGCAACATCATAAGGCATAGAGGTTAATAGATGAGAGTTTTCAAGTAACTGTTCATTTGTATATTTATAGATGTCTCCTAAGTCATCCATATATTCTTTATATTGTCTCATATTATCAAACATAATTTCTGTATCTGATGCCCTTTCAAAAAAATCAGTCAAAACAAGAAGAGCTGGACGTAAGGTCTTTAATAAATCTTCTCCCAAAAGACCTTTATACTCTGTTAAAGAATTAGATAACCTATCTAATACACCTGCATCCAATTTACCATAAGCTTCAGCAACACCTCCGACCTCTCTTTCTAACTCATTTAGTATAACTTTTTGGGCACTCATTAAATCATTAGCTGATATAAAATTCTTTATCTGTTCTCTTTGAGTCTGGTTAAATGTAACACCCACCTCATTTAATGCTCCAACACCAATTATAGGGTCATTTATAGCTTTACCAACTTGAATCATAGTTGATTTAAAATCATTTCCAAAAGCTCTTGATAAGTTAAACACCTGCTCTACTACCTCTGGTAGTTGTTCTTTACCTATCTGTGTAAATGTTGTTCCTACAGCTATAGTATTTAACACTGTTGCTCTTGATATGGCATTTGTTCTACTCAATTCTGTAGATAATTTAGATAATTCTCCTACAGTGTATCCAACAGTTCCTCCTGTAGATTTTAAAACAGCATCTAATTTAGATAAAGCTACTTCTTGGTCAGTATAAGCTGTAGTAATATCATTCCACACTTGGGCACCTTTACTTAGAACTTGTTGAAATAAATAATATCCAGCAGCAACATTATTAAGATTGCTTCCAAAATCTTTGATTCTGTCAGAAAACGTTTTAGTGGCTTCAGTATTTTCCTTTGTTGCCTTTTTATTATCATTTGTAGCCTTAGTAACTTTATCTAATTCATCCTTAGCTTCCTTACCACCCTTAGCTTCTACTAATATCATTAACTTAGCTATATCTGTAGCCATAATTATTATCTCCTTATATATACATTATACCATATTGGGAAAAAATAAAGCACCCATCTCTAGGTGCTTAAATATTTAACTCTTTAACATTTCTGCTATATGACTTTCAACTGTTTTATGAATGACAAATAATAAATCTATTTCCCAAGATTCTAACTTAATACCCATAACTTCTTCAAATGCCTTTATCTCCTGAAATGTTATTTCTGTTCCTCTAAATTTAGACCAATATAAATCAAATATATATTTAGCTTCTTCAGGAGGGTCTGTATTATCTAATCTTTTATCTCTGACCTTATGTTGCTTTTCAATATGAATTAACTCATTATATAATACCACACCATTCTTATCAGGGATAAACAATTCAGCAAATAGTTTCGCAGAGGTTTTTGTATCCTCTGCTAATTGCCTAAAAAATTAGCACGATTCCAAACAAATGAATTTATCTGCTCTCGTATCCATGTGTATTGTGTTAATACTTTTATAATATTGTCATAATCACATTTAAGTTTTTTATCATCAATTAAGATTGTGGAAGTGTCTTTTCCATCTTCTGTTTCTCCCCAACCTGTAATTAAGTGAGCTAGAAATTCTACATCTTCTAGTTCTGATTCCTCAAATGATTTCTCAGTGCTCTTACCTGCAACCTTATCATTCATCATCTGCATCTGTGCTTCTCTAAAGAACTTCCTATATGTATCAGAATCTCTTCCTAATACATTAAAAAAAACAGGTAATTCTGTTTTGCCATCAGCAGGTGATTTTAAATAACATTTTGCACCTTTATTAGCGTTTCTCTTTACATCAAATTTTCCTAAATCCATTTCCTTCCTTCCTTTATATAAACCCTCATTTTATAGAGGGTGTTTTTATTTACACAACTATTTTAGTAACCTTTACTGTTGCTCCTGTAACAGAGTCTTGTAAAGCTTGGAAAGGCATTGTAACCATAACTACTCCCTCACCATTAACAGGCATATCTGCACTAGAATACTTAACTCTAGGTAATAAGAATGTATATCCATTACCCAAATTATCTAGCAAAGTAAATTCAATACTTGACTCTGTTTCATTTGCAAATTTATCAAACATTGTAGAGTTCTCAAAATATATTACTACAGAACCTGTAACATTACATCTCCCATCAATTATATCTGTAACAGAATCATTAAACAATGCAAAAAGTGTTTCTAAACCATTGGTTATTGTAATATTCATAGAAGAAACATAACCTATAGTACTTCCACCCTCTTTTATACTTCCTGTATATGAATCAAATAAACCACCTTGTCTAGGTTGTACTACAGTATCTGCTATTGTTGCTACACCCACAGTATAGGTTCTTCCCATAAACTCAATAGAACCTGTTACTTGTGAGTTGGATTGAAGAGATAATGATAAGGTGTTAGGACTCATTCCTCTATATACCTGATAATGCCCTCCAGACACAAATCCCTTTTCAATAGTATAAGAATATAATGTTTTACCATTTTTTATCTCTGAACCATCTAAAGCTGTAAACTCTGTATCACTCTCTAAAACTCCTGCAAGGAAATCTTCAAAATTCTCATAAGACAATTCAAAATTGATTGTTCCTGATGTTTGTTTATTACCCAACTTCATATCAGTGATTCCTCTGTCAGCCCTTAACTCTGCTGATGTAAAAGAATCTCTTGATAACTGAAAGGTATCTCCTGTGGTTCTCATAAGTTTCATGGCAGGGGTAGCTGGTGTTACACCTGGGGTCACTTCTTTTATATAGCTCAAATCTCTATCTGAACCTCTTAATTTAGCCATCTATTGTTCTCCTTAATTTATAGTCATATCACATGACCAATATACAGTTACAGGCACTAAGTACCAGTTGTCATCTTGAAAACCTTGAGCAGGTTCACATTTCTCTATCAATATTTCATACCCATTTCTAGTTAATTTAGTCCCAGGTTTGAATTTCAATCCTATTTCTTGAGCATAACTTAATGCTCCAATTCTTCCTTGATTTAAAGGTACTCTTATGTTTATCTGATACATACCAAATTTTCTAACTTCTCCTGCACTACCTAATGTTGTTTGTACACTGTCATTTGGCATATATGTTTCTTCAAACCATATATCACTAGCAGTAAACTCTTTCTTAGTATTCTCAGATACAATATTATCTACTAAACTAAAACCGTCTTTAAGGTGTAGAACTAATGCTATTGGTACTACTGTTTCATCTATCATATCTACTCCTTAATTAAATCTAACTCTATCAAAAGACATATTAGCTATCTTTTGTATATTCTTCCTAACCATCCCATTAGGAGCTTTTTTACTATATCCCAAGTATTCTATTTTATGAATATATTCCCAACCATTACTTAAATAATATGTGTTAACACTTACTCCTGTTTTATCATCTCCAAACAAATCAGGAGCTTGATTCATATCCCCTTCTAGCTTTCTCATCCATACTTCAGGATATTTAGGATACTTATACATTCTATCTCTAGGTGTATAATTTGTAACTGTAAAGTTTGGGTTATTTACACTAAAGTTCCAGTTAGCTACTAACCTTCCTGTCAATATTGGAGTATCATTTATGATATTAGAAAATAAATTAAATGATATTGTTTTAGCCACCTTATTAAGATTCTCCCATGTAATCTTTTGGAAGTTGTATATCTTATCCTCAAACTCTTTTATATTTGTTGTAATCATTTTTACTTTCCTAAGAATACAAAAAAACCAAATGTAACATTACCTGGGTCTATAGGAACTATATGTAGAATCTTATATTCTACTGTTCCTAAATATAAGGAATCTTCATTTGGACTTGGTGTAGGAATGTCAACACATAATAAAGTTTTTAAAGTCTTATCAGTTATCCCTGTTGGTACACCTTCTATTTTCTCATCTGTTGTAATTCCATAACCAATATATTCAGTAGGAACTCCTGGAGTCCAACCTGTTTCGTCATCAAAAGTTCCATTATTAGGTTTAACTAATTTAACAGTTTTTCCTGATTCTTTAACTAAAGGAATTACTACTTCTAATTTTAATTTTAATTGCTCTGCTTCTGTCATCTAATCTACCCTGTAATAACAGGAATCTGAGCCTGTGTTCCTGCTGGTCTAAGTAAATAAGGATTAAGTAAGAGATTAACTTGCTTGAATCTATCCACAGAAGATTTCATTGTATCTTTATATGTTTTATCTGTTTCAATTACAGATACTTTATTTTTCTCTGATAACAGATTTACTTTCTCATCTATGTAAACATCTACACCAGTT